TGATGAGCCGCGCCACCTTCTTCGGCAACGTGCTGAACATCCAGACCACCCAGAAGCAGCCCGTGGTGGTTGCCGATCCTCAGGCCCCGGCCAAGTTCAACATCCTCGGCTATCCTGTCATCCTGGAGGATGGCGTGGGCACCGACGTGATCTTCGGCGACCTGAAGGAAGGCTATGTCTTCAACCTGGCCAAGGACGTGTCGGTTGACCGTGACGAGTCCGTCGGCTTCCGTGCCGGCAGCGTCGTCTTCCGCGGCATGGCCCTCGGCGATGGCAAGCCCACCGGCGTCGGCATCGTCCGCTTCACCAAGGCGGCTTCCTGATCGACTGACCCTGAACCGGGGCGGGAGGACATCCTCCCGCCCTTTCCATTGAGGTGAGAGCATGCTTGACAAAGCAAAGAAGGCGCTGCGGCTGACAACCAGCGCATACGACGACGAGCTGACCGACCTGATCAGTGCCGCGCAGCTTGATCTCGGGATTGCCGGGGTTGTGCTGCCGGAGGAACTGGACGCGCTTTGCCAGCGTGCCATCCTGACCTATGTCAGGATGAACTTCGGCAAGCTTGCCGCGGACGAGTACGACCGGCTGAAAGCGGCTTACGATGAGCAGAAGGCTCAGCTGAAGACCGCCACCGGCTATACCGACTGGGGGGAGACCGAATGATCAGAGCCTCCACAGTGAAACTGATCAAGGCCAGCCCGGAGCCCCGGGGCGTGTTCGACACCCCGGTGGAGACGGAGCGGCAAGTCTACTGCGACGTGGCGAGCGTCGGGATGCGGGAGACCTATGAGGCGATGGCCAGCGGCTACGCCCCGGAGATCAAGCTGGTGCTGAGCGACTACGCGGAGTACCAGGGGGAGCGCAAGTGCCTTTTCGAGGGCGTGCGCTACCGCATCCTGCGCACCTACGTGCGGGACGACCTGAGAATCGAGCTGGTGCTCGAACGAGAGGAGGGGCTGGCGTGATCACCTTTGCGGAGCTCACCCAGGCCCTGGACGCCACCGGCATCCCGTTCAAGCCCTATGAATGGGAGGGCGGGAGCCCTGCTACGACTGCCTGGGGCACGGTGCTGATCGGCAGCTCCACGCCTGAGTACGGTGACAACGAAGTGGCGGAGGAGTACCTCGCCGGCACCATCACCCTGCGCACGCGGGTGTTGGACGCCACCGCCTTCAACGCGGTGACCGCCGCCTTGAAGCGGCTGATGCAGAACGACGCGGTCTTCTGCTACCGGATGACGGGCGTGCGGCTGGACTCAGACAAGCAGGTGCTCTACTACAGCTGGCGCTGGAGCGGCACCGGCCTGGACCGGTTCGAGTGAGGAAGGAGGCAGGCGCATGAAGATGTCCCTGAACACCGCCCTGCCGGAGGTGACGGACATGCTCCTGAGCATGGCCTCCGAAGACCTGATCCCTGCGGTGACGGAAGCGCTGACCATTGCCGGCGAGATCGCCGTGCAGCGACTGAAGGAAGCCGCGGACGCGCACCATGGCGGCGGCACGGGACGGATGCGTGACAGCATTACCGCCTCCAAGCCCACGGTGAACGGCTGGGGCGGCTATCTGGACATCACGCTGAAGGGCAACGTCACCAAGGGCTGGCGATACCGCGACCTGGGCGGCGAGCTGAACTACGGCTCTTACCGGCGCAAGGCCTCCGGCTGGTTTGACGAAGGCGCGGAGATCGCACAGCCCGAAGCGGAGCAGGCGATTGTGGAGACCCTGGAGGCGTGGATCGCTTCCAGGGCCGAGATCGCCTGACGCAACAACCTATCAACCTGAAAGGAGATACACACATGGCACGAGTTGGCATGAAGCACCTGGTCTTTGCGCCTATCACCGCCGAGAACACCAACGCCGCGCCCACCTATGGCGACATGGTGGTGCTGGGCAAGGCCGTCCGCGGCAACCGGACGCCCACCCGCTACGACGCGAAGCTCTACGGCGACGACGGCCTGGCTGAGAGCTACAACGGCATGAAGGAGATCGGCGTGGAGGTCGAGACCACCCACCTGGTGGAGGACAACGCGGTGGCCCTGGGCATCTATAAGAAGTCCGGTACCGGCGATGCCGTCATCTACCGGCAGACCCAGAAGCCCACGGCCTACGGCGGCTGCGGCTGGATTGAGACCCACGTCCGCGACGGCGTGGAGCTGTTTGTGGCGATCTGGATCTACAAGGTGCAGCTGGCCCCGGGCAACGAAGAGGCCCGGACCCGCGGCGAGAACCTGGAGTATGGCACGTCCAGCCTGAGCGGCACGTCCATGCCCGCCTTCGCGGACACGGACGGCGACGACGTCTACTATGACCTGAAGGTTTTCTCGAGCTACACCGCCGCGCAGACCTGGCTCGACGACCAGGCCTGATCCCATGCTCATCAAGATTGGCGGGGCAGAGTACCCGATCCGGTTCGTGATGAGCGCTTGGAAGGAGATGGAGGAGGACTGCGGCCTGCCGCTCTCCTCCATCTCTGACCTTTCCGGCGATGGCAGCACCCACGACCGCGCCACCATCGCGGTGAAGCTGCTGGCGCCGCTGCTGCATGCCGGCACGCCGGCGCTGTCCATGGCGGACGTGGCCGGCATCCTGGAGGGCATCCGCCCGGAAGAGTACGGCCTGGCCGTGCTGGCCGCGGGCACCTGCATCCGGGACGCCATGCGGATGCAGCAGCACGATGACAACGACGAACAAAGCTATGACCCAGTGCTCCGCCGGCTGGACGCGGAGGCCGCAAAACAGCAGGGCAAGACCCTGACCTGGCGGCGCGTGTCCGGTTGGGGGCTCATTGCCGGGATCAGCCTGGCAGAACAGACGGACATGCTCCCCGGCATGGTGATGGACATGTACCTCACCCGCCGGGATTATGACGACGAACAGCACTGCATCCGCCGGAAGGGCCAGGAGAAGGACGAGCTCCTGGACGCGGCAGAGGATGCCATGAACACGGAAACAGAGCGGGGGGATTGATCCATGGCGGCGGATGTGACCGCAAGAATCCGGGTGGAAGGGCTGGGCGAGTTCCGGTCAGCCATGAGCCAGGCGGCGGCAGCCGTCAAGCAGTCCACCGCTGAAGAGAAGCGCGCAGAGGCGCAGTATAAAGAAACCGGTGACGCCGCGGCCTATCAGCAGCAGAAGACCCAGGCGCTGACCGAGAAGCTGGCCGCCCAGCAGAAGCAGGTCGAGACGGCACAAAAGGCCATCAAAAAACTGGAGGAGGCCAAGGTGGCCCCGGACGACCGGCGGCTGGTGCAGTGGAAGACACAGCTGGCCAACGCGGAGGCGGAGGTCTCCAAGACCCGTTCCGAGCTGGGCAAGCTGAACGGCACCTCCACCGCGCAAATCACCCAGGGCCTGGGCAAGGTGGAGGGTGCGGCCAAGGAGGCCGGGGCAGAGCTCCACGGAATCGCCGGCAAGCTGGACCGGGAGACCCTGGTGAAGGGCCTGGACGCGGTGACGGACAAGATGGAGTCCGTGATGCGCAAGGCCGCGCAGATGGGCAAGGCCATCTGGGACGCCTCCACCGACGCGGCCGCCTGGGCGGACGCCACCCGGGACGCGGCGACGGCTGCCGGCATGACCACCACCGAGTACCAGCAGATGGCCTACGCGGCCCAGTTCTTCGGCCTGAGCATTGACGACCTGACCAACAAGCAGGGTAAGCTCGTCAAGGCCATGGACGAGGGCGGCCAGATCATGGTGGGCGACTGGGCGGTGGACACCATCGACCGGATGACCGGCGAGAAGCGCAGCTTCAACAACATCATGATGGACCTGGTGGACGGCCTGGGGCAGATCACCGACCCCGTCGCCCGGGACCAGGCGGCCATGGAGCTCTTCGGCAAGTCCTACAAAGACCTGAACGCCATGATCGAGGACGGCGGGAAGGGCTGGCAGGAGAAGATTAACGAGGCGCCTGTGGTGCGGGAGGAGACCGTCAACAGCCTGGCGGACACCGCCGACGTGCTGAAGGACATGAACTCCCGGCTGGAGGCCCTGAAGATGGAGGTGCTGGCCGCGCTGGCGCCGTCCATCAAGACCATCGGCGAGGCTGTGGGCACCCTGGCGCAGAGCCTGACGGACTTCCTGCAGACCGAGGAAGGACAGCAGCTCCTGAAGGACCTGGGGGATGCGCTCACGGAGATCGTGACCGCCATCACCGGGCAGGACTTCTCCGGCATCGTGGAGACGGCCAAGGGTGCCGTCGAGGGCCTGACCAAAGCTCTGGACTGGCTGCTTGAAAACAAGGACACGGTAATTTCCGCCGTGACCGGCATTGCCGGGGCGTTTGGTGCTTTGAAATTCATGTCCTTTGGCATTCAGGCGGCGAATACTGTAAGCGCCTTTAACCGTCTCCTTGGGATACCTGGAAACACCAATGGAAGCGCCGGCGCTTCTGCTTCCGCTTCAAACATCGGCAGCTCTATCGGGCAGGCTGCTGGCACCGGCGGGCAAATGATCATGTTCGGCGGTAGCGGCGGCAGCATTCTGCTAAGTCTTGGCCTGGCGAATCTTTGGAGTGACACCGATCCAATGCTTCGCGGCATGAAGGCGGACATCGAAAAATATGGCCATATCAGGACAGGAGACGATATGGCCGCTGAGATGTACGCCCGAACAGGATTTAAATCCCCGGCAGATCTGAGCGGCCGGCAGGCGCGACTATACAACCTGGCAGATTACGGTCTGAGCGACAGGCCCGGGCAGGGGCTGTTCGGTATGTTCAGCGGCCCTGACAAGGGAACGGTTAATGCGACAATTAGGCTTCTGCAAACCGAACTTCTCGAGAATGTATTGGACCCTGACCTGTACACCGAGCTTATGAGCGCCGACACCGCAAAGGGAGACAATGTTGATCTTCTGAAACGGGTCAAAACGGGCATCCTGGAAGCCGACGAAAGCCTGTTCGCCGACCTTGAGGAATCGTCCGTCACAGCTGGCGAAGCAGTGCCTGCGGGCTTGGCGGAAGGCATTCGGAATAACTCCGACGTTGCTGTTTCCGAGGCTGAGGCGATGGCGGCGGCTGTGAAGTCAGTCGTGACACAGGTGCTCCAAGTCCACAGCCCGTCCCGGGTTATGACAGAAATCGGCGGCTATGTGGGTCTCGGCCTGGCGGAGGGCATTGACCAGTCCATCGCCCAGGTGGAGGCCGCGGCGGCGCGGATGTCTGTGGCGGCGGAGCGCCCGGTGGCCGCAGCCGCCGGAAGCACCCACAACAACAGCGTCACCAATAATCACTATTTCACCGTGGGCGAGTATGTCCAGAACAGCGAAAGCGACCTGAACGCCCTGGCGCGCCGCGTGATGGGCGTCCAGCGCTCAGAACGCCAGGCCTACGGCAAGCGGAAATAAAGGAGGCCGATCATGGGCGCATGGTTTACGTGGAACGGCAAAGACAGCCGCTCCATGGGCATTGTCGTGACTGAGGTGCCGCCGCACGTCTACCCGGAGGAACGGGTGCAGCAGGTGCACGTCATCGGACGCCCCGGCGCGGTGCTCATCCCGGAGGGCGACGGTATCTACAACCCCTACGTCAAGAGCATCGGGATCGGCAACCGCGGCAGCGTCAGCCACCGGGAGATCGCGGCCTGGCTGCGGGGCACCGGCACCCTGGTGCTCTCTTCCGAGCCGTACTACGCATACACCGCGCGGATCATCAGCGAGGCACAGGTGGAGCGGATTTTCCCCGGCACCTACAGCGGGCAGGTGGACTTCCTGGTCCAGCCGCTGAAGGCGGAGTACCCGCCGCAGCCGGCGATCACGGTGGAGGGCAGCGGGGACGGGTCCACGGCCATCAAGGCGCGGGGGGACGTGGCGGCGCGGCCGGTGTACCGGGTGGAGGGCACAGGGACGGTGGTGCTCACCGTGGGCGACGCTTCCGAGACGGGCGCGGGCTCGGTGCTCTCTGTGGCCCTGGAGGAGGGCATGGACGGCTTCGTGGTGGACACGGACGCGGCCATGGTCACCAGCCTGGACGGCACGGAGAACCTGAGCCACCTGTGCGAGCTGTTCTACAACGGCTTCCGGGGGCTGTGGCTGCCCTCCGGCGACACCACCACGGTCTCCTGGACGGGGGCGGTGACCTCGGTGAGCATTGACCCGCGGTGGAGGTGGCTGTAATGGCAGTGACCGGCAGCAAGGCCTTCGCCGTGTCCGATGTGGACCTGGTGAGCACCTGGCAGAAAAACAGCTCGGGCACCATCTACAACATCACCACGGCCACCAACACCCGCGCGGTGACGGTGACCCTCCCGGACGACGCCACCCTCACCGGCGCGTCCCTCTCCGTGACCTCCAACGCCGCGGTGGGCGGGGCGCAGATCCTGACGGCCAACGGCCACAACCTCCGCTACGCCGCCACCACCGAGGTGAACCTCACCGGCGAGATCGCGACCGGCAGCAACGTCCTGACCTTCCAGTACAAGACCTACGGCAGCGCCTCCGCCACCAACATGCGGAGCGTCTGCCACCTGAGCAACATCGTCCTTACGGTGACCTACACCCAGCCGGACCCGGAGCCCCCGGTGGACCCGGACCCGCCTGCCGGCACGAAGGAGTCCGATGGGCTGATCACCATCCACGACGGCAGCGAGCGCTCCTTCGGCGCGTCCCTGGGCATGGCGGTGCTCACCCCCAGCAAGTGCGAGGTGACCGAGACCGCCGGCGGGGACTACTCCATCAGCCTGGAGCACCCCATCACCCCGGACGGCAGATGGCGGCTGATCCAGCCCTGGATGCTGGTGCGGGTGCCGGTGCCCATGAGCGACACCCCCGCCATTGACGCCTCCGGCGGCATCACCCTGGGCTATGAGATCTGGGTGGTGAACGCCTCCTCCACCGGCCTGTACGACTCCAACGTGCACGTGCGCTATCCCGCGTGGGAGGCGGGCAAGACCTACGCCGTGGGCGCCTATGTGCGCTACAACAACTGCAACTACCGCTGCAAGGTGCCCAACGACTACACCATCTGGGTGCCGGGCTGCTGGGTGAAGCTGGGCACCGGCGACCCCCAGAGCAAGCGCAGCCTGAGCCAGGGCACCCGGCTGTATGTCTCCGTCGCCGGCAGCGAGTTCCTCACCGTGAAGCTCTCCACCGGCGAGACGGGCTACTGCAAGCGCGCGGACTGCGTCTACGTGCGGGAGGCCACCCAGGCGGACATTGACGCCCTGCGCACCTCCGCCCGGTCCATCCGCGCCCAGGTCTTCCGCCTCACCAGCGTCACCGTGACGCCGCAAAGCGTCAGCGCCCAGGGCATGCACGTCTCCTACGACTACAGCGCCCAGGTCTGCAGCGGGCTCACCGTGGTGGGCTCCGACCTGCCCAACGCCGTGCTGGACCTGCGGGCGAACATTCTCGGCGCGTCGGACGTGCCCAACATCTACTGCCAGGACACCGGCGCGGTGATCAATGCCGAGTGGGCGGCGGGCTCCTCCCCCGTGGAGGGGCTGCTGAACCCGGACACCGGGCTGGTGGCCCAGGCCAAGGCGCGCCTCATCCGCGACAACTGGGACTTCTTCCTCATCAGCAACGAGGAGGCGGAGAACCGGGGCTTCCGGGTGGAGTACGGCGTGAACCTCACCGGCGTCAGCTGGGGCAGGGACTTCTCCGCCGTGGTGACCCGGGTGATCCCCGTGGGCATGAACAGCGACGGCTCGCCCCTGTACCTGGAGGGCACCATCTGGGTGGAGAGCGAGCTCTCCGCCAACTATCCCATGATCGCCTGGAAGTACCTGGACACCGGCGTGAAGGTGGGCGAGAGGGGCCCCGACGGCACGGCCTACACCGTGGCCACCGCCAGGGCAGAGATGCTCCGCCAGGCGGAGGCGTGCTTCAGCGAAAACCACGAGGACGAGCCCGCCGTTACCCTGGAGGTGCAGTTCGCGGCGCTGGGTGCCTCCGACGCCTTCCGGCAGTACCGCGCCCTGGAGCGGGTCAGCCTCTACGACCGGGTGACCGTGTGCCACCCCGACCTGGGGCTGGACACCTCCGCACAGGTGAAGAGCTACACCTGGGACGCCCTGCGGCAGCGCTTCGTCTCCATCCGCCTGGGCGACGTGTTCCACCACGAGCTGGGCTCCATGGCCGGCTGGCAGATCGCCGACGGCTCCATCACCGCCAGGAAGCTCTCCATGGCGGTGCGGCAATCCATGACTACATGAGAGGAGTGACCCCAACATGGCTGTATACCTGACCGAAGTGGTGACCGACCTGGCCATGCCCCCGCAGCAGCGGCCCATCCCCCACCAGTTCGCCATGGGCGACAACAACGCCTACACCATCACGGCGCTGCTGTGCGACTCCCGCAACCCTGAGGCGGAGCTGCTGGACGGCACCGTGGGCGGCGAGCTGGTGCGGCCCGACGGCGTCACCGTTGCCCTGGCGGGCGAGAAGGGCAATGCCGTGCGCCAGGTGAACCTGGCCGCCGGCGGCCTGTGCAACGCCACCCCCTGCTCCGTGACCCTTCCCCAGGCCTGCTTCGCCGTGCCCGGGCGCGTCACCCTCACCATTAAGCTCACCGATGGCACCACCATCACCCAGGCGCTGTCCGTCTCCGCCGTGGTGGTGCGCACCAGCACCGACGAGGCGGTGGACCCGGGGGAGGTGATCCCGGACCTGGCGGCGATTCAGGCGGCAGCGGCGGAGGCCACTGCAGCTGCGGCAGACGCCCGGAGCGCAGCTTCCTCTGCTGTCCGCTACGATACCGCCCAGACCCTGACTACCGCGCAGCAGGCGCAGGCGCGGGAGAACATCGGAGCGGCAGGGCTGGACGTGGGACAAATGGAGGTGACGGCCCGGCAGTATGAGTTCCACCTCGTTCCCGGCGCAATCAGTTCCTCCGGCGCGGATGTTAACGGGACGGGGGGCGATGCAGCGTATTACACCAAATCCTCCTGCCGGACGGCTGAATACATCGAAATCGGCAATGATGTGCAAGGGATCACGGTGTCGTATGATCGGCCGGAGGATGCTGACACATCCGGCACTGCGCATTATTATATTTACGTCTGCTTCTACAACGCGTCCAAGACGTTCATCAGCCGCATGGGAGACGCTGACATCCAGTCCTACACCGTCAGCGAGATTCCGGCAAATGCCGCATTCTTCCGCGTGTCGTTCACGTTCGTCAAACAACAGGACACGAAGGCATGCAATATTGCCGGATATGTGCAGACGGCGGTGAAAAGCGTGGTTTCGGCGCTGAATGTGCAGACAGTCCGGCGGGGGATTGTGCTGGGGGACTCCATCTCCTTCGGATTCTGGTCGTACTGGGACGGATCGAGCAGGAAGAACGCGGATGACCTCTATTCCAACATCGCCCAGACGGCGGCTCCCATGCGGATCTCTGACTGGTTGTCACTCTATTGCGGCATCCCGATGGACAACATCGCGAGACGCGGTACCGGGTGGGTGGCAGATTCCCGCAGTCTTGGCAATGCGTGGACTGTGGCACAGGCTACCGATTTCAGCGGCTACGATTTCGTGGGCCTCTGCTTCGGCGTGAACGACTACATTCAGAAAACGCCGCTGGGGACGCTTTCAGACGCACAGGTGGGGACAGTCATCGGCAACATGATCCGCGTACTGGAGAAAATCTACACGGACAACCCTCTCGCAAAGGTGATTGTTTACAGCCCGCTGAACACATGGGGACAATACCGGGATTCCGCTGGGTCATCGCAAACGCTCTACGGAGACGCTTCCACGCACTATGCGCTGGGTTACGATTTCGGCGGGACATCCTACACGCTCCAGCAGCTCATTGACGCCATGGAGGCCGTGTGCGACCGGTACGACATCCGGCACGTTGTCATGTCACAGGGTTGCACAATCAACGTGTTCAACATCAAGGACATCCTGATTGACGGCCTGCACCCGTCACAATCCGCGATGAAATCCATTGCGTCTGATATGTACCATACCATGATGTTCCGGTGATGCAGAAAGGGGGCGGCGGCATGACGGTGCTGGCGGTTTTCCTGGTTCTGACCTTTTCCGCCGTTCTGATCTACGCGGGGGCGGTGGAGATCAACCGCAGGGCAGAGCGCTGGGAGCGGTACGAAAAGTGGATGCACCCACCCAACGATGACGACGGGGTGAGCGTGCTGGAGGGGAAAGACAATGCAGACTCTTGAACAGGTCCAAACCGTCCTGGACGCCCTGAAGGACGCGGGAACGCCGGCGCCGGAGATCATCCGGCAGCTGGCGCCCCTGTGCCTGGGCTGGCCCTATGTTTTCGGCGCCTGGGGGGAGCAGTGCACCCCAGGCAACCGCCGGAAGCGCGTCCGGGATGACCATCCCACCATCCTCTCTGCCTGCCCCGCCCTGAACGGCTCCGCCTGCTCCGCCTGCAAGTGGGGCGCGGGCGTGCGGATGTTCGATTGCCGGGGGTTCACCCGGTGGCTCCTGCAGCAGGCCGGGCTGGACATCGCCGGCAGCGGCGCCACCTCCCAGTGGGACACCGCGGCCAACTGGACCCAGCGCGGGGAGATCGCCCAGATGCCGGACGTGGTCTGCGTGCTCTTCCGCCGCAAGGCAGGCCGCATGGAGCACACCGGCATGCACCTGGGCTCCGGGCGGGTGATCCACTGCTCCCGCAACGTGGAGGAAGGCGCCCTCAAGGGCGGCAACTGGACCCACTACGCCATCCCCCGGGGCCTGTACGACGAGCGGGAGATCCCCGTCAGCCCTGTCCGGCGCACCCTCCGCAAGGGCGCTCAGGGCGCAGATGTGAAAACCCTGCAGACCTTCCTCATCGCCTGGGGCTGTGAGCCCGGCACCCCCGACGGCATCTACGGCAAGCAGACCGACGCCGCCCTCCGGGCCTTCCAGCGCGCCCAGGGCCTCACCGTGGACGGGGTCTGCGGCCCCGCCACCTGGACCGCCCTCACCCAGCCCGTGGAGACCTACACCATCCGCATTGAGGGCGCCACCTATCAGCAGTACCGGCGCATTCTGGACATCTGCCCCCTGGCAGAGGCCACAAAGGAGGTGACGGACCATGATTGAGCCGTGGATCCCGGCCATCTCCGCCCTGGGCACCGGGCTGCTGTCGCTGTTCGGCGTGTACCTCGCCAACCGGAAGAACGCCCACCTGGTGATCTACCGCCTCGAGCAGCTGGAGCACAAGGTGGACAAGCACAACGGCCTGGTGGAGCGGATGACCGCCGTGGAGGTCAAGATCAAGGACATGGGAGAACAGATTTCTGACTTGAAGAAGAAGGTGAGCGCATGAAAAAGAGAGACTGGGGCAAGTGGTTCGCCGCTGCCGGCATCCGCGCCGTGAAGACCATCGCCCAGACCGCCGTGGCCACCATCGGCACCTCGGCGGTGCTGTCGGAGGTCAACTGGATCATGGTGGGCAGCGCGTCGCTGCTGGCGGGCATCCTGAGCCTGCTGACCAGCGTGGCCGGGCTGCCGGAAGTGCCGGATGAGACGGTGGAGTAACTATTCCCAACACGTTCCCAACATCGACACCAGAAGCGCGCACGGTTGAGCGGTTTGTGGCTCCCCTGCTAAGGGAGTAGTGGCTTTACCGCCAGCCCGGGTTCAAATCCCGGCTTCTCCGCCAAAAACCCCGCAGATACTGGATCTGCGGGGCTCTTTTTTTGTCTGTTTTTGGGGCTTCTATGGCGTGGAATTGTGCGCTATTGTCCGCTACTCCCAACACGGTTCCCAACACGGGCAGAGGGCGGGATGGATTATTCCCAACAGCCTGTTCCCAACAATCAGACGGGGCGCTTGAGGGCGCTGGCGGCCTCCTGGACATCGGCGGCCTGCGGGTGCGCGTAGCGGTCCAGCATCTTTGTGGTGGACCAGCGCATATACTTGCGCACGGTCTGCGGGGCGATGCCCTCGGTGATGGCCAGGGCGGTGGCGGTGGTGTGCCGGCAGGAGTAGGGCGTCAGGCGGCGGCATCCGGCGGCCTCCAGGGCGGCGTAGTAATCAGCATAGAACACGTCCGTGTTGTGGCACCAGATGTAGCCGCTGGCCTGGGCGCGGTCGATCAGATCGCCCACCAGGGGCAGGATGGCCTCCGGGAGGACAATGGGCGCCGAGCGCCGGACGGCGGTCTTCATGCCGACGCCGGTGATGGTGTGGGACTGCAGGTCAATGTGCTCCACCTTCAGGGCCTGCGCCTCGCCGGGCATCATGCCGGTGTAGATCATCAGCAGCGGGATGGCCGCCCGGATGTCGCCGGACTCATACAGCCGCCAGAGCGCCGTCTGCTCCTCCACCGTGAAGGGCTGGCGCTCCTTCTCCTGCAGCTGCGGCAGGGTGATGAACGAGGGCGTGTCCTTGTCTGCGTAGCGGTCGGCGGCGGCCAGATTGAAGAGGATCGTGAGGACGGTCTTGCAGTCCTTGGCGGTGTAGTAGGTGGGCGCGGCCTCGGCCACCGTGTCCCGGAGAATGGAGGCGGTGAGCGTGTCGATCCGGGCGTCGTGGATCCGGGACAGCTTGCCCCAGGCGATGCGGTAGGCGGTCTGCTTGGACTTCGACAGCTGCTGATACTCCGCGCGGGTGTAGGCATCCCAGTACCAGGAGAGCCGCGGGGCCTGCTGCGGACGCTCTATCCCGCCGGACAGCAGGAGCGGACAGGCGGCCAGGGCCTCCGCCTTGGTGCGGTAGCCGCCCTTGGTGCGCTTGATGGAGATGGGTTTCTTGGCCGGATCATCCGGCAGACGGTAGCCCACCACCACCTGGGCGCTCCAGGTGCGGCCCCGGCGGAATGCGGTTCCCTGGCCATTGCCGCGCTTCTTCGGAGCGCCGCCGGCAGCGGTGAGGCGCCGCCCGCAGTAGCAGCAGAGCACGGCGTCGTCCGGGATCTCGCGGGTGCACTTCGGGCAGAGCATGGGGGTCACCTCCTTAGTTGAACAGGCCGGAAAAGCGAGAGAGATTGATCACGTTATCTGAAGTAGTGTGCAGCACGTCTCCATCAGCAAATGTGGCAACAATGTTACGCTTGTCTTCGCTTCCATTGAGCAGATAGAAGGTTTTGGACCCGTTTTGAATGACGGAAACGGTATATGAGCCGTCATCTTTTTCGTCAAGGGATACTATATACCGTCCCGCCGGGAAGTCTACGCCCGCATAGAAGTCTCCAGCCGGAAGTGTGACGGACTTCCATTCAGGCCGCGTCATGATCTCCCGGTCGACGGCCTGGTTGAGGGCCACCAGCTCGTCGAAGGACAGGGCAGACAGGTCGATGTCAGGGGCGTCCGCCAGGGCCGGGACGGTCAGAATCAGCAGGGCGAGGATCAGGGAGAGGGTGCGCTTCATGGTGGTGTCCTCCTTTGTGTGTTATCCGATCACCAGATCGGTGGGTGCCTGCTCCAGGTAGCAGCGAAGGAAGGCCAGCTCGTCACATGGGGCAAGCTCGGCGTGGACGCGCTCCCGCGTCTCGTCGTCCATGGCCTGGACGATGGTCTCCCATGGCATGGCCGCGATGGCCTGCTCCGGGGTGGTCATGGTAGCGCCGTTGTCAATTGAGATCTGCTTCATGGTGGTGTCCTCCTCTTTCATGTGTCGGTCGGGTACTCTATGTAGCCTGGGTTATCCAGATCGCCGTGGAGAATGTGGGTGATCTCGTGGGCGATGCTCGCCCGGTTCAGCTCCCGCGTGAGCCGGGCATTGAGCACCACCGTGATCCATCCGTCATCGTCATGGAAGCAGAACCCCCGGATGGACACGGGCAGGTTCTGATAGATCACCCGGTATTCGTCGTACTCGTCAATCACTCGCCGTCACGCTCCTGAAGAATCCGATCAGCCATCTGGAGCATGAACTCCACGTCGCTCTCGCTCATCCGGCGCTGACGGTCGAACAGGAGACCCAGGCGCGGATTCTGGTGGAGGGCCTCCAGGCGGTCCATGTCGGCCACCATCTTCAGGCCGTCCTCCGTGGTAAGGGCGGAGAGCCCCACCTGCAGATAATCGGCCAGCTTCTGCATCACATCAATGCGCGGGTACTTCTTCCCGGTGCACCAGTTGGAGACGGTGGCGGAGGTCACGCCCAGGTTAACCACGATGTCGGCTTGTGTGACGCCGCGGCGCCGCATCAGCTCGGCCAGGTTTCGGACGAAGATTTCTCTCGCGTCATCGGCCATTTTTTACTACCTCCTGTCTGAGTGGTGTACCTTCATTATACACCCAAAGGAAGAAAAAGCAACTCCCAACGAAAGAAAATTTAACTTTCGGTATTGACATCTTACTTTAAGTGAGTATAATGGGAGCAGGTTATCCGGGAGGAGGTGAGAGAAATGACGATGATCGTCCCGCCCAAGATCAGCATGGAAGCCGCCCGAGTCAATGCGCATCTGCTGCAGAAGGACGCAGCCGAGGCCCTGGGCGTTACGCCGGCGACCCTCCGCAGCTGGGAGAACGGCGACACCATGCCGCCCTACGACAAGGCCGTACAGATGGCGGAGCTGTACAAGTATCCCATCGACTATATTTTTTTCGGCAGGGTCTAACTTTAAGTTAGATTGCCGGAAGAAAGGACGGACACCACATGACAGAGCGCGAGGCGCAGATGATCGCCGCCTACATCCCCAACCCGCCGGACCCGACGCTGGAGTTTGGCGAGTACTACTTCCTGCAGAACAAGAGCGGCACCGAGCGCGTGATCCGGGTCTTCGCCCTGGACTGCTACCCCCACAAGGACGGCACGGCCTACGGCTGCTACCGCCAGGTGGGCGGCCGCCTGGTGCACGTGGACGACGGCTGGGACTCGGGCCCGTACCACGGGATCTACCTCTCCCAGCTCTACGACAACAAGGAAGACTGCCGCAACCAGACCCACAGCTGGTTTGAGCGGTGGGAGGATCTGCGGCGGCTTCAGCAAGAGGAGGCGAGAGCGTGACCATCGACGAGATCACCCGCAGCACCAAGGAGGTGCTCACCCCCACGGACATCGCGGAGGTCATCGGCGCCGACCCCTACGGCATCAACCGAGCCGCCAGGGAGAACCCGGAAGGGCTGGGCTTCCCGGTGATCATCATTGGCAACCGGGTGAAGATTCCCCGACGCGCATTCCTCTGGTGGATGCAGTACGGCAGGGCCATTCCGGAGGGCGTCCTGGAGGTCTATGCCGGCATCGAGGAGCGGGAGGAGGTGAGACAACAGACATGAACGCGCAGACAACGACCGACCCGCGGCTGCAGGCGGACACCGTGGCCACCCTGGCCAGACAGATCGCCGCGGTGGCCACCCTGATGGCCTGCCAGGCGGATGACCTGGGCTGCGGGAGCGATGCCGCCCGGGCAGACCTGACCGAGCTGCTGACCCTGCAGGAGGGGCTGACCCGGACGCTCAGCCGGCGCGCCAACGACCTGGCGAACGCCCTGGCAAAGCAAAACCCCGGCGGCTGAGGCCAACAGCACACCGGGGAAAAGGACGACATCGGACACCACTCCGACGTCCCATTCTACCACACAAGACCGACAATTGCAACACGAAAGGACGAGGACACCATGACCGCACAAGACAAAGCTGAGCTCCGCGAACTGCTGAACGCCCTGAAGTGGGCGGCTGCCGCCCTGCTGGTGGGCGCGGGCTTCCTGATGCCGCTGTGGCTTGTCTAAGGCGGCACCTGACAACTGAGACGAAAAAAGCGACAAGAAAGGACGGACAAGAACATGGTACGCAATGCAAACGACCTGCGCGCGATGGCCCAGATCGGCAGCGACGCCGCCATCCAGTACGTGGAGGCGAACGGCTACGAGGCCCGGGTGATGCGCTGGAAGCTGAGGATCGACACCCCCGTGGACGTGGCCGAGCGCATCGCCCAGACCACCGCCATCATGTACATCTGGAACGCCATGAGCGGCTACGACCTGGGCAAGCTCTGCCGGGAGTGGCTGGCCTACGGCTATGAGCTGAGCGCCACCGCGGTACTGGAAGCCTGTACCGGTGAGGACGGCGAGCAGCCGAAGCCCTCGCTGACGGGATCGGAGGTGTGAGCATGGCCACCTTCAGAGAGATTGACGAGGCCATCCTGGCCCTGACCGACCCCGAGACCGGCGAGATCCTGGACGTGCAGGCCTTCGAGCAGCTGCAGATGGAGCGCACACAGAAGGCCGAAAACATGGCCCTGTGGGCCCTCGACCTGGACGATGAGGTGCAGGCCATTGACGGCGAGCTGACCCGCCTGATGGCCCGGAAACGGGCCGCGCAGAACAAGGCGAAGAGCCTCCGCCAGTACCTGGGCATCATCCTGAACGGGGAGAAGCTCAAGACCCCGCTGGTGTCCGTCAGCTACCGCCGGACGCCGGCGGTGGAGGTGGAGGATGAGCACGCGCTGATCGAGTGGGCCCAGCGCTCCACCGAGCACGGCGACACCGCCCTGCGGTACCGGGAGCCGGAGATCAGCAAGGCGGGCGTGCGCCAGCTGATCGAGGAGGGCGTGGCCGTCCCCGGCGCGCAGATCGTGACGCACGTGTCGACGATCATTAAGTGAGGTGAAAAGATGGCAGAAATCGACGGCCAGATGATGTTCTTCGATGTGGCCGAGATGGACCGCGACACGGCAGAGAAGAAGCACGCCGCGTTTGTGCAGAAGTTCAAGCCGAAGCTAACCACTGACGACTGCTACACGCCACCGCTGGTGATGGAAGCCGTCGCCGGCTGGGTGGCTGAGCACTACAACCTCGCCCTGGAGACCTTCGTCCGGCCATTCTACCCTGGCGGGGACTATGAGCACTTCGAATACCCAGAAGGCTGCACCGTCGTCGACAACCCGCCCTTCTCAATCCTCGCGCAGATTGTCCGCTTCTACGTCGCGCATGGGATCCGGTTCTTCCTCTTCGCGCCAACGCTGACCCTGTTTGGGGTTCTAAGGGACGACAACCGAGGACGGGTGTGCGCGTCACCGAACGGGGTGCCAGTCACCTACGACAACGGGGCCGAGGTCAACACAAGCTTTGTGACCAATCTGGAGACCCTCGCGGTGCACACGTTCCCAGACCTGTACAAGCGTGTCGAGACGGCGAACGAGATCTCCAAGGCTGCACAGACCAGAACGCTGCCAAAGTACACATACCCGGACGAGCTGATCACCGCCGCCAACGCCTACCGGCTGTGCAAGTACGGACAGGAGATTCGCATCGCGTGGGACGACTGCTGCAGAATCAGCGGCCTGGATGCACAGAAAGAGGCCGGCAAGAGCGTCTTCGGCGGTGGGCTTCTCTTGAGCGAGAGGGCAGCAGCCGAGAGGGCAGCAGCCGAGAGGGCGGCAGCCGAGAGGGCGGCAGCCGAGAGGGCGGCAGCCGAGAGGGCGGCAGCCGAGAGGGCGGCAGCGACACGATGGCCGCTCTCTGAACGAGAGCGTCGCATCGTGTCGGGCCTTGGGAAACGCTAATAACACACACGAGCACGATCATCAAGTGACCCAGCCGCACGCGTGCGACCGCGTGCATTCCATCGCACTGCCGCGGGTGCTGCCAACGCCCGCGTGATCCCCGGACGGCCAGCGCTGTGCAGACAGGGAAACGGCTCCTCTTTCTACCCGCGCCGCCGGGCTCGGTGCCCCGGGTCTGACATCGCCCGCGGTTTCCGCGAAGCCTGGCCGCTGCGTCCGTCCATTTTCTGAGACACCACAACGACCTGAAAGGACGTGATCCCCATCGCTATCCCGATTCTGATCCTCGGCGAGTCCGGCACCGGCAAGTCCGCCAGCCTGCGGAACTTCCGCCCCGGCGAGGTCGCCCTGATCAACGTCGCCGGCAAGCCGCTGCCCTTCCGCAACAGCCTGCCGAGCCTCACCACCGACAGCTACACCCAGATCGCCGACGCCCTGCGCCGGATGCAGACCCCCGTGGCCGTGATCGAC